CACCAATCACAAACAAGGTATTGTTGCGCTCGTTGCTGAGTGCAATCATATTTGGGATCAACTCTGGGTATGCAGGTGTAGCAATCAAGCTGTATAAAGCTTGTTCTTCGCGTGCTGGTTCGCTGGTGTCAATACCACTCTTGAGTGCTTCGACAACCAGTTGACGTTGTGCTTGACGTCCTGCCCACATGCTGCCGTTGTCTTTGTTGCCGCTGGCAGTTACCCAGGTGCTAGTCACAATCACTGACCAATAGGTGGTATTAGTAGGTGCAGTGCCTGCACTTGGAGGAGCAAGTTTACACACATAAATCACACCGTTGTAGACCACAAAGTCATTGTAGGCATATTGAGTAGTTGATGAGTATGCGTCAACACTGTAGCTGGTGCTTGTGGTGTTGAAGTAATCAACTGCAAAACGCTTGACGTTGTATCCGCTGCGTCGAGTATTGAACAACAACATACCTTGAGGATACAATGCAGCATTAGGCGCATCTAGGTCAAGATAGTCGCTGTCCAGTAAACTTTCAATGGTAGGAATTGGATCTGCTACAGTATCAACTGTACCAGTAGAACTCCAACGTGCATCTGCAAACAAGATACCGTTTTCACTCACTTGATCAGTTGTGTCGACTGCAACCCATTGATCGACTCCGTTGACTGGCTCCCAACGATACAACAAAGGATAATTTTCCAAGTCGCTGGTATCAATCCACAAGTCACCGTACGCCAATGGACTCAATGCAGTGTTGGTCTGTGTGGTAGGTGCTGTTGCGCTGATGATTGGGCCGGCTTGGTTGGTCAATGTCAAGTCAAAACCACGAACGTCGTTGGATACTGTTTGATAACCCACCCAGTTTGAGCCGTTCTTGATCATGATATCAGCTTCACTTACTGTGCTGTAGTACCACAGACGTCCATCTGCTGGGTCTTGGTCTGGTGCAGTACTGCTGGCTGTGTATGTGAACAGAGGATTGGTTACCCAATTACTCATAATCAAAGTGTTAGTAAATCTACTAGATGCACGGCATAACGGTGTGCTAGAGGTAAATCCAGCCAATGTAACAGGAACGCCACTTACGTTAGCCAAGCTAATTGTACCGCCTTGTGAATGTGTAAACACAATATATCCATCGCTATCAACAGTGGCGCTGACGTAAGGTACATTGGCTGCGCTGACCGCAGTTACAAAATCAGTAGGAGTTGTGCCGCCGAGCGTTGCAGTGTATGCTGCAGAAAACGCACTAGAACCAGCGGCAGTTGCTCTAATAGTAAAGCTACTTCCATTTACGAACACAGCATCATTTACGCTAGATTTGACCACTGTGGCACCCAGGGCATAACGTTCAAATATTGTGAAGCTACCTGATACCAAGTTGTCGGTATTGACTTGATCATCATTCCATTGAACATAAGTTGTACCAACAGGAATATTTTTGCCGCCACCCGATGGATCAAATCCATAAGTTGCTGTTGAAGCGCTGTCGTACGCAGGAGTGTCCTGTGCTACAAAAGACCCAAGTGCAGAGTTGTATCTCTTGACTCGCAAATTGATACCGTTGTTTACCGGACTCATGTTATTCCAGATTGACCCAGTTGGGCGTGGACTTGTGTCTGTGGTTCTCCAGCGAGGAGCTTCATAGCTGTAGCTCGGGTAGTACTGTGGAGCAGGATACTCGCCAGTCAGCAAGCCAAGACTTGCCAACAATACTGAACCGTTGTTCGGGCCCGCATCAATTGTGATCAATCCGTTGTTGCTGAGTGTTGATCCATCATTAGCTGCTGTTGCGTCAGCGTACAATACCAACTTGCCGCTGCTGACTCCAGCAGTAACACCGGTGATAGCGCTGGCGTTGATAGCTGCTGCATAGCCAGTTACTGTGGCTGCTGTGCTGTTGTAACCTACGTCAACTGTAATGTCGTTGATGATAAGGTTGTAGCCGTTGACCAAAGAAGTAGGTGTTCCTGTGCCGGTCACTGTGGCCCAGCTGCTTTTCCAATCATTGGTACCAAGTTGTACCCAGTTGTTGCTGGAATTTTTGTAGTAAACAGGAGTTTTTACCGATTGTGCAACCACTGCATAGTCACCAATACTGCCAATACTGGCTAGTGGGGTGTAGTCATTGCTGCCTGCGTTTACAACTTCTGTATCATCAGTAATGGTAATAGGGGTTTTTACAGTAAAGGTAGCTGTGGTTTGATTCCATTCCTGGATACCCCAGACACTGGTTGAAGTGTCAAGCCAGAATGTTCCGTCAGTGGCATTGCCCAAAGGACGAGTTAAACTGGCAGTGAGTTCTGCTAGGTCAATATCCACACGCTGAACATAAGCACGATTGGTAATACCCAATGAACTGTATGCTGCCAACAAACCGTATTCGTTGAGCTCGTAACCGTTGATTGGTGTACCAGCAGTGGTTTGATAGAAGAAAGGCACGCCAAATGTAGCTGCCAAATCACGCTGACTGGTGATGAGATAAGTTTTGTTAGCATTTGCTGCTAAAGTACCTGGTGCTACACTAACACCACTTGCACTGATTTTGTTTTGTGCGGTAGCAATTAGAAAGTAAGGTACTGTGTTGACAGCAGAAGGGATATATTGACTCTCGTCAATAACTGTTACTTCTACGCCGGGTGATACTAGAGCCATAGTCTATTCCTTTTCAAGATATCAATATTTATAGATATCCTCCAAAATCGCCGCTCTAGCGCACCCTTTGGCAAAGGTCCACCTATAAATACACCATGCAAAGACCCACTTGTCAAGCCTGTGGCCAACGCCCTTGTGCTGTAAACTATGTTAAAGACGATGTCAAGCACTATCGCAGTCGCTGTGAAACGTGTGCTAGGAAAAATCGAGGACTAAAAAAGAGAATACCCCGCTGGGAGGCAGCAGGGTATCGTAAGAAAATGACTTGTGACAAGTGCGGGTTCAAAGCCCGCTATTCTGCACAAACTCTAGTGTATCACATGGATGGAAATCTCAACAATACAGCACCAAAGAATCTTAAAACTGTGTGCCGGAACTGTGAAGTTGACCTAGCAAAATCTGATTCTGTATGGCGGCCCGGTGATCTGCAACCAGACGTGTGACTAACTCACGAGTATTGCGTTTTAGATCCGCTAGCGTACCATTGTTATCAACAACATAATCTGCCATCCAGATTTCCAAGCTCATGCTGCTCTTGTCCTCTTGTGGCAGGTGATCGCTACGATCTACCCAGATAGCGTACTCAAACACGTTTGTGTTCTTCATGGCATGAAATTCGCTTTTGTTGCGCAGCCCGCAGTAGATGTTATTTTCAGCAAAAATCTCACGCCCTAATCTAGCATAATCATCTTTGCAATATGCATGAATCATGTCATACCACTCTGCTCTATGATTATGTCGATCTTCAAAACACTGCTCATAGCTAGTGTATCCGTACTTGTCTTTGAGTTCTGCATAGATAAATTTTTCAGCACAAAAGTCTGAACTAGAGCGAAAACTGTAGCCAAATTCTTCACGCAGAATATCGCATACAGTGTCTTTGCCGTGGCGAGCATTGCCAATAATCAGCAGTTTAGGAAGGGTCATTTGAGTTGAGTTACGTTAAGGTGTTTAAGTGTGTTTTGCAACATACCAATTTGTCTGCGACAGTCTTCTAGCGCATGGTGGCTAGTGGGAGGAATAGGCTGATCAGGCCACAAGCTAAACACAGTACGGCTGTCTCGCACCATGTAGTATTTCCAGGGCAAAGGCTTGCGATAGCTTTTGTAGGCATGTTCCAAGATGTTCATGTCGTATGTGGGACCTTGTGCCCAGATCAGCTTGGCGTGCCAAATCAGCTTGCCCAGTTCGTCTAATGCTTGGTCTAAAGGGATGCGGCCTTCTTCATTGAACGCTTCGTCCCGCACTATAGCAGGCTGGGTCGCCCACCAATCAATTGTGCCCTGATCAATAGCGCGGTCAGGTTGGCTTTCCAGCGTTACTCTAGCATAGTAAGATTGTTCGTAATGTCCGTGCCCAAAAGGATCAAACGCCTGGGCCGCTATGGTGAGAATACAGGTATCCGGGCCAGTTGCTAGCCCTTCTAAGTCGATCATTAGGTGCATACTGCATTATAGCAGACATGCACTAGTATGTCAATTAGCCAATTACCCAAGTTAGAGGTTGTGAGCCATCTACATAGTTCTTGAGTTGTTCTTCTAGTGCTGCCATTGCTTCTTTGGCTTCGGCTTTCATGGCCGCACCGTTTAGAGTGCCGCCACCTTGTGGACCAGCAATGGTTCCAAACTTCTCACGTGCTTCGCCGATAATCATTTTGCAGTTAGCGACCATGTAGTCCTTGATCCATTGACTAATTTGGAAGTCTGACAGCAAGTTGATTTCAGGCTTTAGGTTATAGGTCCACAGCAGAACGTTTTCGCCAGTGCCTTTCGGATCGCGCACTAGCTGGAGTTTTTTGGTTACAGGGTTAAAAGTGTAGTTCATATAGCCACCAAACATACGTGCGGCAAGTTCTACATATTGGCTATAGAAATCGTATGTAGCAAGGCCACCTGCTACGTTGAAGTTCATAAGATACACGTTCAGCGATGCTTGAGCAAATGGGTCAAAGTTTGACGCAAATGGGCCAGTGGAATCACCGAAAGTTCTGCGAAAGATTTGCCTTACAGTAACAACTTCTTGGGGTAATTGGTAAATGTTTACA